ACGTTTATCGTCGTTTAATTTTTCAACAACTTTAAGGGTAATGGGCTGAAAATATTTATCAACCCAGGTCTGATATAAACTTGCCATTTCTTCAGTTAGTTTTAGTTTAGGTTAGGTTAGTTAGGGTTTGGATTAGGAAGTCCATACATCGCTTGCAAAGTGCAGATGAGGACAAGCCGATTTCAAAGCACTTAAAATGCTTGACGGGTCGAACTTCATCGCTTTAGGGTTGATAGTGCCGTGATACACTACACTACCGAAAGGTTTCTTTTTGAGAATTGAAGCTCTCAATACTCCCACGTATTGATGGGATGCTGGAAGAGTACCTAAAGCCTGATCTCCCGAAGCAAGAGGAAACGGCTTGTAATCGCCGGATACTTGGTCTTGGATGATAGGATGCCCGGCCGGAATATAGTCAAGATTCCAGCCAGTAGTATCCAACACAACACCACCGGTGATTTCATCGTGTGCTGAAACAATGACGATACCGTCATTGCCAGTAAACAAGTCTTCACTTTCTGTTACTGTTACGTATGCCATGTTGTTAGAGTTAGTTTAGGTTTAAAATGTTTTGGTTAAATAGGCAGATTCTCCACGATGGCTTCCACTTCTTTTTCCGACACTTTACCTGTCGAAGGCTGTGACATGAAAGGACGCGGAGACTTTAATTCTTCTGCTGCTTGAGCCTGAACAAGCTCTTTTACAAACTCCTTCTGCGCTTCGAGGAACGAATTGAAATCTTCGTCATCTTTGAATTGCAGACGGTCGAAGTTTGCCAGCTCACGCTGTTTAATTCGCTCGTCCTTCACTTCTTTGAAAAGCGATTCATAAGCAGCTTTACGACTGTTGATGATTTTATCCTGCTTCAACGATTTTATTTCATTCATAAGAGCCTCTGCCCATGAAGGGACTCCGACATCTTTGCTTTCATCGTTTGAAGGTTTTTCAGGAGTAGCTTCTGGTTTTGCTTCGCTAACCTCTCCACCCTTTGGTTTTAACGAATCGATCACGCGCTTTAGTTCAGAGATTTCTCGGCGATGCGAATCAATTAGCGATTGCCAAGTTTGGAGTTCAGGTTCGACGTCATCCACAGCCTTTTCGATTTGGTCTTCCTCAGTGATAGTTTTTGCGAGTCGTGTCGCAAACCCTTCTAAGACCTTTTGCCCTAACCCTAAGTGCTTGTACTTAGTTTTAAGCGATTCAAGGATTTTTTCTTTCATAGGTTAATTAACTTTTAAAGAACTTACGCATTTATAAATGCAGTTAGTTTTGGTTTTATATACTAATTTATACACTCGGAGCCCCCTTTAAAATTGATTGTGTATAACGATTGTTATCATTATAAAATCAAATTTTGAATGCAGGGGTCTTATGGTGTATCTTAGTTTAAGCGAGCAAGCAATTGTTTTCTTGATTTTCATGTACCATTTAAATAGCCCTTGTATGTCGATACAGGGGCTTTTTTAATGTAAAAACCCCGCGTAGAAACACGGGGATAATAACCAATCATGAACGCACATTTTTATAGGAACGGCTTATCTTCTGTAAGCTCAAATTCGAAAAACTCAAATACTTCGCTAAAGCCTGTCGATATTTTGTACTTCACTACTCCATCATAAACAACTATCGCAATAACAATGCACGGTATAGCATCTGTGTCAGTCCTAACATACACCGTGTCTCCTATCTTGTATTTAGTATCGACAAGGTTTATCATAGGTTAACATATTTAGCGTTATTGATTATCCAGTCTGGCGTATTCTTCCACCCCTTTATTCTTTCTGAATGCTTCTCAAGCCATTCGTTAAACTTTTTAGGCGGCTGCGTAACATAATTTATTTTAGGCGGTTCTTTACGCAACCCCAATAGGTAATCTTCATGTAGGTTTCTTTCTCGCTCCGATATAAGCACAGGAACAGCAACACAACGACAATTAGGATGCCATCCGGCAAATAAGAAATCCTTAGGGTACACCCCCTCTAATTCGTCGCATATGTCGTATATCGGGTGATTATTACTTAACTGCACCTTTATACCCTTAATACGCGGGTCATCCTTCCACGCCTTCCAGTTTGCGTATTGGTAGGCTTTATTTACTTCGGTAGCGGCCAACCTTTCGGCGTTCTTGCGCGGGTCATTATAAATGCCTTTGCCGTGTGCGTTAATCTTGTGCGATGATAATATTTCCTTAGCAATAGTTTTAGCAGGCGTACCTTTTTTCAGCCCTTCAATCATCGCCTGTTCAATCCTGCGCCTATACTCCCGACGTTGACGCCATATCCTTTTTGAAAACGGGATGCCGTAATCTTTTCTATTTAGAAACGAACGGACCGCGTTAATACTGCCTTTAATAAACAAGGATTTTGCAGGGATTTTGGCTTTACCGTAAATGCTCTTAGATAGAGTAAAATCGCGCTCACCTGTCATCGTTGCTACTTCGCCAGCTGTCTTCTCAATCTCCTGCTTTATTGTATCGTACAATTCCTTTACAGCTTCCTCAATACGCTTCTTTGTGTAGTCGTCTAATCTTTTACTGTTAATTAGTTTTGCGTGATTGTAGATGAGTTTAATGTCGACCGTATTACTATTATACAAACGCATGATGCGTGCTATCAGGCGGTCAATACGCCTGCTAACCTTCTTATCAAAACTCCTTATGATCAACTCGAATTCCTGCTGCGTCATCGATACGGGACAAAGTTTTTATTGTTTCGAGTAGCAAAAAATAAGCTATCGTTTTGTTTTAATAGTCTCAGCCTCTCTTCGGGTGTAAATGTTCTTTCAACAGCTCCTGCCTGATCTAAGCTCATTAGCAATTTATGTGAATCTACCACATCCATAAACTCATAATCTGTAATCCCCGCGTTCTTTATCCTTCTGGAAAGTTCCACGTGCTCATACGTTCCCAGCCCAAAATCCTCTCTAAATCCTCCTACCTTTTCAATGCACTGCCGGGTGAAGTACAGCATACAACCATTACCAATGGTGTATACAGCAATATTACCCTTTATTATTGGCTTTGGTCGCTCTATAACATCGCCGTAAGCATCAGTAAAGCAAAAGCATAAATGATGCTTGCCTGAATTGATATACGGCATATGCCACCTGTCCTTAATCGGGAAACAGTCATCGTCAAATAAAAAGATATGTTCAGCGCCGCTATCCATCGCAAGTTCCAAACATTTGTTTTTCACTTTTGGGATGCCGGCGCGTTTAACGAATCTATAATCAGCAGGAGCGTAAGGCTCATTGCTAGCATCATCTACAATGAATATTCGAGAATTATCAGGGCGGTACAGGTGATGAAAGTACAACGCCTCATAGAAGGTGTCGGGTCGATCCCTTGTCGATATACAAACTGCAATATTTATCATTATCCCGCAAATTGAACAGTACCCATTTTCAACCTTTCCACCGCATTCTCGATGTGCAGGCGTATTAAGTTTACATTACGGGACATCCTGTTAGCGAAAAAGAAGTCCCTTATCGCCTCAATAGCCCCTTCTATATCAAACATGAATACCCGCTGGTGAAATATCACGCTGTCTTCTTGTGGCACTCCTACAAGGTTGAAGTAGTTTCTGTAATCAACCTTGCGTACAAATTCGCTGTGGCTTATTGGCGTTTTTAAAAGCTCGTACTTATCGTACGGCATATATCTAATTCTAGCGTTCATGGTATGTGGTTTTTAAATCATTCCTCCTCATTCATAGCGTCATCCAGCCCCTCTGCGCTTTCTTCCCTTTCTGCCGCTTCATCCTTAATACGTTGCAATTCTATGTCGGGATTGTCAACGTAGGGGCTCAACTCCAACGCCCTTTGTAGGCTTATTTGCTTAGAGCTATAAAGCGTTGTAATGTTATCGATAGTTTCGGTTTCATTTCCAACGATGTATGGTGTTATCTTGATGTCCACTTCAAGATGGTTGACCTTCTCTCCCCATGCAGGGTTGATTTGCGCTAAGAAACGCTTAAGAATATTGTATCGTCTTGTCAACCCATCTTCAAACAACTCCTGCTTGTTCCTAACTTTCAAATGGGCGTCTAGAAACATCATTTTTAGTGATACGCCGCTAAGATTGCCAATACCTTTTACAGCCTCAAAGGAAATATTGGGCGTTTGCGAAAGCGAATAAATTAGATTAAGCAATACCTCGACCTCTTCTCTTACCGACGCTGTACCTTGATCCCAACTTACGTAATGCACGTCTGCTCCTTCGTCCAGCTGCACAAAATCGCCGATCATGTTTTCAACTCTACCTTTCGCAGCAAGTATCGGTCGCGCGTGCCTGTCATTAGTATCTCCTGTATTCGACAATAACTTTTCTACGCGTTCAATCAATATCTGAACGCCGTAGTATTCGGGTTTCTCTTGAGCGTAATAAACGATCGGTATTGCTCCTAATTTATTTTCTCTCTCCTCCTGCGGAATCCATCCTCCGTCATTCACCCAACGGCAATACTTATTGTCCGTCCACAGCTCAAATGAACGCAAATCATTGCCCCTATCATCCTTTATCGTAAACTCACGACCGAAAGCGGTCATATCTCCGTAGTTGTCAAAGTACGGATACAAATAATCCCCTTTTAGTGGCGAAAATAACTGGCAGCGAAAGCGCGATTTGGTATTAAACCCATATCTATTGTGCATTATATTCTTGCCCTCTGGGATATACCAATATTCGGCAGATTCCGCAACTGAAAAAGTGCTTCTCGCTAACTTCCGGTTGAATGAATCTATTTTATTATCCTTCCCGATACCAATAAAAGCATCGGTGACAGCTTGCGCCAACGCCTCATCATTGCCAATTGCCGTAACCTTAACATCGTTGCCAAAAAGAAACGCAACAGCACGTTCAATAATGATTTGCTGTAACGGCAAGGCAATACGGTTAACTCGATCAATTTCTGTTGACTCGCGTCTCACGCCATCAGAGTCTATATGCACAACTCTCCTGTAGCGGTCTTTACGATCAATCTTATTAACGACAATGTCATGCTGACGAGGGTCTAACTGCGCTTTGTAGTTACTTATATTGTTCTTGTAGTCTTTAGGTCGTTGCGATTCAAGAGTTGCAATTATTTCTTCTGGTTGCTGTTTAATTAACTCGGCTGCCGTCATGCGTTAAGCTTTTCGTGCAATTAACGGAATGGATAATACGTTTGCAAATGTGTTTATATAGTGTTTGGTATAATTATACACAAACTACCATCCCATTAGATATTGAGCGGCGTTGCCGATCTTTTTGCCTAACTTTCTAACTACATAGCGCATGGGGTCTATCGAGTGGTTGTAATCATCTATAGGTATGCCGGCTTTCTTATCGCTCCATTTGTAATTCCTTAACTCCTTTTTAATGTTGTGGCTTTCTGGGGTGACTATAATTTCGTAGTCTTGCAACTGCGCAATACCCGACGTAACACTCCCTTGCCCTTTCTCACACTCTACAATGTTTAATCCTAGCTTGCGCAAGTCGTTAATTAATCGAGGTTCTGCGCTATCAGCAACTATAAGGTCGTTTGGTTTCTTAATAAGGCTTTTATTTAGCCTGTACAGGTCTTGTAAACCCAATTGCCCCCTATTGTAGTACTCCTCATGTACATAAATCTTCATTCGCTTATTGTCAACAGCAACACGAATAAGTGTGTCGGGGTCGACATTAAAGCCGTAATCCTGCCCGTATGCATATGGCAATGATTCATCAAACGCACCTTCACGCCAATTTGTGAAGATTACCCCTTCTGGGATATCTGCCCACCTACCAATTACCTTTGTTGCGTATTTTGTTTGCTGAAACCTAATGTGATCAAACTCGCCGTTAACCGTCGCAGCTTCAATACTCTCCTGTTTTATCTTCTGAATGACATCAATAAACTGGTCGGATAAGTTCTCGATGTTATCAAAGTAAGTTGTGTGTATGTGGCATACATCTGGATGAGTGCTTATCTGCACATCGACGCCGTCAATATTTA